CGTACGCGTTCCTGTATGTCTCCTTTAGGTGTCAGTTCAGGACGTACGCGTCCTGTTCTTGTCTTACCGTTTGTGAGTCTGCTGTTAACCTTGTTCCATATTTAACTGATCGTTGTTGACCGATCTAAAAGGAATTCAACACCCTCTCGGCTATATGCCGTCTCTCTAGCGTGTAGAGAGTTATTGCAAACACAGCAATGTGTGAGTGATGTGAAAAATCTAAGGTTACTAGTTTGTCAGTCTAATCTATTGATTAGCTGCTAGTTATGTAGGCCTTGTGAAGAAGTCTGACCAACTTCTAATGATCACCGCCAAATACCACGTCTTTTGTGGTAACACCCCACCAGGGTGTCTTTTGTATATGTTAAATGATTTAGTGTAGATGCTTAATTCATTTTACATAAACAACTGAGTGAAGTTAACAATCCTGAATTCGCTGTTAATTTCTACTGAAAGAGTAAGTTGCCTTAAATGGCCCTGTCCTCCATCGTGTTGCAGACCGAAAATTAGTAGTTATTTAATATAGAATTTGGAGTTGTTTTTATCCGACGTACCGGAACTTTTGCAATATAGCTTGCTTTCCAAAACTTTCAGCACTAGTTACTGCTAGTGTAGGGTTGTTCGCCACGCCCGATCTTTGGTTTGTTCTTAAGTATAGCTTGAGCCATTCGCCGTTTGTTTATGTAAGGTCTTTTAAGACGTTCTCCGTCATTTATTTTGTTTTCGCAGTCTGTTGCTGCCCTTTCGTACCACCTCCACCACCAGTGGAGTCCGCCTATTTATTATCATGAAAGTCATTTCTAAGAGAGTAAATAAGGTCGAAAGCGAACAAAATAGGCCTCGCGCATTTGCGCCCCCCCGTACCATTGTTCCCTCTTACAAGGGATCAAAGCTCTGCACCACAGAGCACGGTTCGAAGAGAGCTGCTTGGAGATCTGTCTCGTCAGGCATCTCTAAGTCATTTCAACCGCAATTCGGAACCGAATTTCTTGGTTCTGGATTATCGTCCCTTGTCGCTGTGAATGAACTTGTTGAGAATCTATCAAAGTTCTCCAATGTTCAGCTCCCAGATGATATTATTCCACAAATTGAGGATCTTGTTTCTTTGTTTTTCGCTCTTCGTGAAGTACAAAGTGTATCTCAATTTTTTGGAATAGTTTTTCCTCATATTCGTAATCGATACCCGCAAAGTATTTCTATAGCCATTATTAAGTATCTTACCAATATGTTTAAAGCATCTGGTATTGAGCCCCAGTGCGGAACTGAAAATTCTTCATGGGTACAAAGTATTCGTGAATGTTTTCAGAATTGGAAGCTCCTTAAGTCTAACAAATTTTTCGGACAAATTTCCACATTGTTGGGAATCCTTGTCACTGTTGGACTTTGTGATGCTTCTCGTCTTACCTTTTCTATTGGAGGTTTTGAACTTATTAAACCTGATTTACTCAAAACACATGCAAGTGCATGGGATTTGGTAGATGCTCTATTTTCTACTATTAAATCCTTTGCTGAAGGTTTGTATTTGTGTTTTCAGACAGGTTCTTTGAAACCTTTCCTTATTAGCGATATTGCCGCCAATGAACTTGAAGAACAGTATGTTGAGTATCTTCAATGGTGGGATTTCGTTAAGAATGGAAACCTTGAAAAGTTTACTAATGTTACCGAAAGTGAATTTATTATGCGCGGTAAAACCGTCACTAGTCAATTCAAAGCATTAGCTCAAACTGTTAAAGGAATGGAAAAGAAGGTCGTCAATGACAAAATTTATAAGTTAGCTATGATTGATAACGAGTATGTAACCATGCGAGTTTCTGGTTCTATCAGAGAAGCTCCTTTTGGTGTTTTGTTAAATGGCGATTCTAGTCAAG